TGCCCCTCAATCGTCTGTCACAATTCCTAAAATAGTTAATACAACAAACACTGCATTGACGACATCTAACAGTTGCTGATTAATCACATCAATTTGAAATTTATACCCAAAAGGAACTGCAACTACTTGAATAAGTAGCAAAACTGCAGGAATAAGAGACAACCAGAATTGTTTATTTTTTATTCTTGATTTCCAATCAATCATTTTTATTTCCTCCAATTCCTCGAAAGAGGGTTTTATTTTGTTCTTCCAATCGACTAATGCGCACTTCATGGTTATTTAATCGGTCAACAGCCTGTTTTAGTTCTTTCATGCTATCTTCTAATTGAGAGAAGACATGATAGAATTTCATTAATGCGAAGATAATTCCGCTTAAAAATGTAATCACCGCTAACCATTGTTCTAGTGTTAAGTTCATCCTGCACCTACTTTCTACTTACAGT